GATCCTGAGGGTGATGGCCGCTCAGTGATCAGCCCAAAGAGTGTGTTCACCAGCATCAGCGTTCGTGGTGCTGCAGAAGGTTTTGGCTATCGACCGTCTGCCGACTGGAATCAGGGCGGCCCGCTGATTGAGAAGTACCAAGTGTTGCTTACCCCTCCGAGCAACTTGGTACATCGGAACTTTGGCTCACTCGATAAGCGTAATGGTTGGTATGAGAGTGGCTTTTGGGGCTCCACCATCTTCGGCAAAGAGCGCAAGCATCGTCGTGCGTCGTTCCATCACCCGGACAGCCCGCTAATCGTTGCCATGCGAGCAATAGCTCAGTTCGAGCTTGGCGACACCCTAAGCGTGCCAAAGGAGTTACTGGCATGACCGACAATAACGAATTGAAGCGGCTGGCCGATGCTGCAACCCAGGGTGAATGGGCTCATTTCAAGCATGGAGTCATCAAGGGTGGACCCGCGGTTAAATTCGCTAATGGCTCAAGCCAGTGCCAAATCGCGATGACTGTCGGTGCTGACTGGATGCACGAGGGCGAGCAAGGCGCGAACGCTGATTTCATCGCTGCCGCCAACCCTATCGCAATCAAGGCTCTGATCGCCGAGAACGAACTGGCCCGCATGCGTATTAAGGAGCTGGATCTGTTGTTCGGTCGCTACATCCTCGCCATGCGCTCATCTCTCATTGAGGAAGAGCATGGGAAGGGCCCGGCCGCCGCAATGGAGTGGATCTACAACTCGCTGGCTGGTCCGGGAGAGCTGCCTCCAGAAGGTGAGACCGACAGCCAAGCTTACTTTGATCGCGAGATTGTCGCTGTGGATGATGGAATGCAGGAGGTTATGGCATTCCACGAAGGCCGACGCGCCGCCATAGGCAAGGGTGAGCAGTCATGATTGATCCTCGTAGAGTGTTTGTGATCGAGATCGCGCTTTCCATGCTTGAACAGTGGTACTCGACTTGGGAAGGCTTCAAAGATCATCACGACGACACGATTCGCCGACTTGCTCTGCACGCCAAGACGCGCGGGCTGGTTTATCACGATCGTTGCCTGATTAAGTCAGAGGTGGCTATCCATGGCTGACAAAATCTCCGTCAACTGCCAAGCCAAGCTTTCCGAGGCCATTACTAGCCTGACCACCATGTACCGGGAGAAGAAGTACGTGGTTGTGTCCCTTCGCCCGGGGAAAGACCGCACGCTTGATCAAAACTCTCTGTGGTTCGGAATGTACAAGCGCATTGCCGAAATGACCCAGATCGGCGACATCGAGGACGCGCGCAAGTACTGCAAATTGCACTTTGGTGTACAGATCCTGCTGAACGAGGACGAAGACTTCCGTGCTGCCTGGTACCGGACCATGCGCCATCTGAACTACGAGGAAAAGCTCGACCTTATGGGCGGCAACCCTTTGTTTGGCCCGGATGGCTTCCCGGTAACCCGTCTGTTCAACCGCGCCCAGGGCGTGGCTTACACCGATCGCATCGCCGCCCACTTTACCGAATTGGGTGTGGTGTTCACTGACTTGCTGAGCAAGGAGGCCGCATGACCACTCTTGAAGAAATCAGCCTATGCCCGAAAGCAAACCGCCAGTTCTGGAGTGATCGTGCGCGATTCAACCTTGCGTGCTCTCGCTATGTCGGTGCTGGCCCGGCAGATATCCGGCTTGAGCGCGCAGCTTTTCGCCGGAATATGGCTCACCGCCGAGCGCAAACCTATCTCGACTTCCCGCGTGGGCAATTGGAAATGTTCGTGGAGGCCGCATGACGATCGAGCGTAAGCAGCCCAAACCCAAGAAATGCCGAGTCGAGACGTGCAGGGTCTCATTCGTCCCTGCACGCCTCGGCCAGTCGGTATGCAGCCCAGCCTGCGCAATCATCGACGCACCTCGCTACCAAGAGAAGGCCCGCAAGTCGCTCGCTCAGATTGAGCGCAAAGAAATCAAGGTTCGAAAGGCGAAGCTGAAGAGCAGGGCGGACCATCTGCGCGAGGCTCAAGCCGCGGTTAACCAATATGTGCGCCTGCGTGATGCCGACCTTCCGTGCATCAGCTGTGATTCAACTCCGAACGACAGCGACCTCATGACCGGGAGCCGCTGGGATTCGGGGCACTATCGCTCTGTTGGCTCTTGCCCAGAACTGCGCTTTGAGCCGCTGAACATTCATCGCCAGTGCGTGAAGTGCAATCGCAACTTATCCGGAAATACCGTGGAGTACCGCACCCGCTTGGTGCTGCGTATCGGCTCCGACAAAGTGACTTGGCTGGAAGGTCCACATCCTGCGCGCAAGTACACCATCGAAGAGATCAAGGCCATCAAGGCCGAGTACCGGGAAAAAACAAGAGAGTTGAAGAGGGCGGCAGCATGATCGAACCCATCAAGATGAACCCTTGTCCGTTCTGCGAAGGGCCACCCTGCATCACTGCGCGCAACTGGATCACCAAGGAAGAGTTGGGCGAGGGGCACAAGCAGAACGAAGACTGCGACGAAGCCTACGAGGCGCATGTCTGGTGTCATGACTGTGGCGCCCAAGGCCCAAACATCAATACATGCTCGCTTGGCACCTTTGAGCAAATCTACGACCTCGAGGTAGCTGACGTGATGCGGATCGCGATTGAGCGTTGGAACGACCGACACAACCGGGCTCGCAACTGCTATGACGCGGGCGAAAACAAGGGTTTGAACACCTGGCCGAGGGCGGAAGCATGACCTATCGCAACGTTATTTCAGCAGTAGTTCGGGCGCTTGCTGCCGAGACTATCAGTTCCGCCGGCGGCTGCGACTTCGAGCCCAAGGTGCAATGCGTCAAGCAGAAGGGGGAGATCGTCGGCAAGGAGGCGTCGTTTCTCCAAGACTGCTGGGTATTCGGTCGGCTGCACAAGGCACTTACCCCGGCGCACTGGCGGGCACTCGTGGCGAAGTACTCGACGCATCAGGAGCGCAAGCATGGCGCGATACTGGAGCTGCTTAACTCGGTGAAGACACCTGCGCCGAAACGCTTCCGGGAATGCGCGGTGTTGACTTGGGCCATTCCTCAAGTTGCCGGTGCCGAGGGCAAGCGTTCTGCCGCAGTGCTGCCAGCCGCTTGGTACGACATCACCAATTGGGGCAACGACGGTAAGCCAGAATCAACTCGGTATCGGTGGCGCTCGGGAATCCGCAAGACGCTGGATGACCAAGTGAACGATGCGCTCACTGCCGCTCAGGAACTGCTCGACGCTGAGGGATTAATCGAGAGTTGCGCGGCGTAGCAAAAAGCCATTGCAATGAGTGAGAAAGTGAGAGAGTATTTGTGCATCCTGTCGATCTTGCGCGTTGAGGTTGCACAGTAGAGCCCGACATGAAGTCGGGCTTTTTCATTTAAGGCGTAGGAAGATGCGAAACCTCTTTTTTCTCGGATTGTTGCTGTCGCCCTTTTCGTTTGCCGACCTGATTGAGCCCTCGCACGATTGCAATCAGCCGGACATACCATACGAGTTTGAAGATCAGTATGAGCGAGATCAATTTCAGGTCGATGTTGAAGAATACAAAACGTGCATTACTGAATTTGTAGAAGAGCAGCAAGACGCAATCCGGAAGCACAAGTCAGCGGCCGATGATGCTATTGACGAATGGAACGCGTTCAGCAGGTAGATTTTAAATCTCTGTTCATTCTCTTAGCCCGGCCATCGCGCTGGGTTTTTTTCGTTCTCGGTCCCACCACAGCGATTGCTCCGAGCTGGAAGTGCTGCTAGGTCTGAACTGAATCAAGCGGCGCTTACTACCACTTCAAGGCGTTTTCCGAGCGCGGCCAAGGCTTTCTCTATCGCCTCCATCTTAGATGTATGCAGAAAGTCGACCAACCGATCCCCTTGAGTCTGAGCCAGCCCCAGCAATCGGCACAGATCGGCCTTGCGCATACCCCTCGAGATCATCTCGTTCCACAGAAATATTTTTGCCACCGTAACGGCTGGCAGGTGGATCACGTGTTCGCCAGGCTGTGGCGCTGATGCTTCTGGAATGGCGCGGCGCTGTTCCACGTAAAGGGAAAGAGCGCTTTCAATGCCGTCTACGGCTTCGCGCATGCCATGTTCTTTATCGTCGCCATAGCTGTTCACTTCTGGCAGATCGCGGCAGAACACTGCTAGGCCTGGCGTGCTGTCTTGCTCAAAACGGATTGCATAGTCGTACATGGTCACTCCCTAGAGGTGATTGTTCAGCGTTCAGATGGGGTGAAGGGGGCTCTTAGAGCCCCAGTTGTTTAATAATCGCCTTGCGGGTCGGTTCTGGCATTTCCTTGCTACCGTGATCCGCGAAGGTTGTCCTGTTGCCGTTTGGGGCGGTGACTTTGAAGTGGCTTCCTTTGCCTGCTTCGAAGGTCACCCCTTGGGCCTTCAACCATCGTCTGAACTCGCTGAACTTCATCACCTCGCCTCGTTGTTTGGATGAGTCCATTATACAACGATTTTGTGGTAATACAACAAATTTGTTTTATTTTAACTTGGAGTGACGATGGATCCTACTGACCTCGGCCCAGGCACAGCCACCTGGCTGGGCGGTACTGGAACCGTATTGCTTGGTGCCTTTCTGTGGCTGCGCAAGTTTTTGTCTAAGGACGCAACTGATCGGGCTATGGACAGCGCAGATATTGGAACGCTGACGCGCCTGAACGAGCTTCTGAATCAAGAGCGCGCAGCCCGCAAAGAAGCGGAGGCCCGAGCTGACCAATTTGCAAAAGAGCGGAATGAGTTGGCCGCAGCCGTTGGCCGGATGGAAGGGAAGATTGAAGCGCTGACCAGCCAAGTAGCTCAGCTCACCGATCGAGTGACGCAACAGAGCGACGAAATCAACCGGCTGCGTACCAAATTGGGAGGTATTGCCTGATGGACAGATGCGCTTTGGAGTTTATCGCTCGCCGCTGGTGGCGCCGGACTGAGGTCTGGGCCATTGCTGTTGTACTGGTATGCGGTGGTGCTGTTTTGGGTTATCAGGCCGCGTACTGGTATCTCGCCGAGAACCAGAACAGCCAAGTACAGGACATCCGCAAGGCTTACGACGCGGCCATGACTGAGCGGGATAAGCGCCTTGAGGAGCTGACTCGCCAGACCGGCACGGCAGCTGATAAGGCATCGAAGGCCGCAACCACTGCCGCCAAAGCTGCCGACAAGGCGGATGAAGCCCTCAACCGGGTTTCGCAGTAACCCGCGCCACATTTTCGAATGCGCCAAATCTTGGAGAAAGGCCATGACTCAGCAATTTATCGGCACCAAAATCATTCTGGCCGTGGCAATGACTCGGCTGGCTTACAACGACTATCGCGGCTGGGCGCTACCTGCTGACGAGAATGGCGACGACGCGGGGTATCTCGTCGAATACACCGACGGCGGCTCGCCAAACCATGCAGATCACGCCGGCTACATCAGTTGGTCGCCAAAGGAGCAGTTCGATAACGCCTACCGTCAAACCAGCGGCATGAGCTTCGGTCTCGCCATTGAGGCGCTGAAGCTGGGCAAGCGCGTTGAACGGGCAAGTTGGAACGGGAAGGGTATGTGGTTGAAGTTGGTTCCCGAAGAACTTGCCGAAGCGATCTCGTTTCAGCATGAGGCATTACGACCACTCCCGTGGATCGGCATGAAGACTGCCGATCAATGCTTTGTTCCGTGGCTGGCCTCGCAAACAGACGTGCTCGCTGATGATTGGCAGCTAGTGGAGTAAGCGCTATGGGTGGTTCAGATATCCAAGGTGCTTTCATCATTATCTGTGGTGTCTGCGCCGTCAGTGGTTGGGTAGTGATTGAAAGCCTGATCTGGATCTTCTCTCACTTCCGGGTGGTGCTTGCATGAGCGATCAACCAGGCGAACACGGCGGCCACTACTAGGGTAAAGGTCGTGTTCAGCCGTGTTTAATCATCTGATATGAAGACTGGCATTACCTCGGAGAATTGTTTACTGCTTGGCGATGTATTCCTCTAGATTGTAGAGCATATAGGAGAGCTCTCCTGCAACGTCATACAGGCCGCTAACCCAGTTTGTTGTTCTTGGGTTGGCATTTATAGCAAGACTAAATCTTGCGGCAGCCTTGCGAATGGCGGGCTCAAAGAAAGCGCTTTCTAGCTCGCTCAATGGTTCTCTTTTCCTAGAGAGGGTCCCATTTTTAGCAGCAGCTTTTATTTCTTCCTTCGCTGATCTGAGACGAGCCTGAAGCAGAGCGACTTCGTCGTCTGAAAAGCGTCTCTTATCTCCTGTGTCTCTCATTAGTCCGTCAATATTTTCATGCAGGCGACGTAGTTCGTTGGCAATTAGTTGGGCTTCATGCAGTTCAGCAGCGTCCATTGATGTCGGCTCCTAATTTGTTTATCTATTAACTTGCGGCAACGAGCCACTATTTCAAGCTCAAGGTGACCCATGGACAGGCCATACCCTCCATCGTCATTGATCGAGCTGTCAGAGCTTTCTGACTTCGGCATACGCCTGACACCAGCTCCGGAAGTATGGGACTGGCTCCAAGCCGAGATCCTCGACGACACCGGCAGCATTCACAACCCAGACCACGCCCACCTCCTGGATGCAGACATCCGGATCATGTGGGCGTCATCTAGCTTTGAGAAGCAAGGCCGAACGGTTCTGGGTCAGGCTGAACAAGTAGCGTTCCGCGCCGGTGGTTGGCAGAAAGCCCGTATGGAGCAACAGATGCGTGATTGGTTCGGCGATGTGCCGGCTTTCATCATCACGTTAGCTGCCGACTACTGCTCCCAGTGCAGCGACACCGACTTCTGTGCCTTGGTCGAGCATGAGCTGATGCATATCGCTCAAGCTCGCGATCAATACGGGCAGCCAAAATTTACGAAAGATGGAATGCCGAAGCTGGAGCTGCGAGGCCATGACGTCAGTGAGTTCGTAGCCATCGTTGAGCGATACGGTGTTGGTGCGCCAGATAGCGATGTTGCCCGAATGGTCGAAGCGGCCAAAAAACCACCATCTGTTAACCGCGCCTCGATAGCGAGTGCGTGCGGTACTTGCTTGCTGAGGGCTGTGTAGTGGAAGAGCAATGGAAGCAGATCAGTAATTGGCCGCACTACGCGGTGAGCAACTGTGGTCGGATCAAGAGGCTGACTACGGTGAAAAGCGGCATAGCTGGAGCCATTCTTTCCCAGTTTCTTGTCTGCGGCTATCCGTCGGTGAACTTCACTGATACTGGTCGTCGCAAGTCTGTTCGAGTGCATCGTCTCGTAGCGGAAGCCTTTCTGCCAAGGCCGAAAGGTACGACAGAGGTAAATCACATCGACGCCACTCGCTCGAACAATCAAGTGTCCAACCTTGAGTGGGTCAGCGCATCAGGCAACCGCAAGCATGGCTATGACCATGGGGCGAACGACGCGAAAGGTGAGCGCAATGGACACTCGAAACTAACCGAGCAAGGTGTGCGCGAGATCCGCTCCAGAGTCCCGCTTACAAGGTCAGCCCAAGCTGAGCTGGCTACGAAATACGGCATCTCAGTAGCAACTGTCATGGATGTAGCTGCTAAGCGAACCTGGAAGCACGTCGAATGACTTTAAATTGAACATTGCGAGGGCCTGCGGAACCTGTCTGCTCAGATCGGCCTGATTATTGACAGGCTCTAGACGGATGAGAATTTATGGCAGTCCTGAAAAATGAGGTGAAGAGCTTCATCGTTCAGGCGCTGGCGTGCTTTGACACACCGTCCCAGGTGGTTGAAGCCGTCAAGAACGAATACGGGGTTGTGGTAAGTCGCCAACAGGTCGAGACGCACGACCCAACTAAGTCGGCTGGGAAGGGCCTTGCGGTGAAGTGGCAGACCCTGTTCCACGATACCCGCAAGCGTTTCCGCGAAGAGACGGCTGAGATCCCGATTGCGAACCGAGCTTACCGTTTGCGTGGCTTGGGTCGTATGGCGGAGAAGGCTGAGAGCATGCGCAACCTAGCGCTGACGGCTCAGCTTTACGAGCAAGCCGCTAAAGAAGTGGGCGACGTATACGTAAACCGCCGAATTGAACCTGAGAAACCTCTTGGCTCCCAAGCGGACCAGCAGCACGCCGTTGCTGAGTACACCTTGGAGCCAGATGAGAATGTCCCGACTACCCCGTACCTATGACCCGCCGGTAAAGCTGACGCCCAAGCAGGCGAACATTTACGTGTGGGGTTTTCAGCCGGAAGCCCGCTTTCGTGACGCGGTGTGCGGTCGTCGATTTGGCAAAACCTTCTTGGGTAAAGCCGAAATGCGCCGCGCTGCTCGTCTCGCTGCTGAGTGGGGCGTGAGCGTAGAGGATGAAATCTGGTACGGCGCCCCGACCTTCAAACAGGCCAAGCGCGTGTTCTGGCGGCGTCTGAAGCAGGCTATTCCAGAGGCATGGCGTGCACACCGTCCCAATGAGACGGAATGCTCAATCACGCTGAAGTCTGGCCACGTCATGCGCGTGGTTGGGCTTGATAACTACGACAACTTGCGCGGCTCCGGCCTGTTCTTTGTTCTGGTGGATGAATGGGCGGACTGCCCATGGGAAGCGTGGGAGGAAGTACTGCGCCCGATGCTCTCGACCTGCCAGTACACAATACCAAGCGGAGAGTCTCGTAAGGGCGGCCACGCGTTGCGAATTGGCACACCAAAGGGCTTCAACCACTGCTACGACACGTATCAGGACGGGCGGCCCGGCCACGAACCTGACCACAAGAGCTGGCTCTACACTTCGCTCGATGGCGGTAACGTCCCGGCAGAGGAACTGGACGCTGCCCGGCGCAAGATGGACCCGCGCACGTTCCGCCAAGAGTACGAAGCCAGCTTTGAGAACTACGCAGGTGTCGTTTACTACACGTTTAATCGTGATGAATGCCGGACCTCCGAGAGAATCAAGCCAGGCGAAGCGCTGCACATCGGCATGGACTTCAACGTCATGAAGATGAGCGCCGTGGTCTATGTGGTGCGCGATGGGTTGCCGCTGGCGCTGGATGAGTTTCACGCCGTGCGAGACACGCCGGAAATGATCGAGAAGATTAAGGCTCGGTTCCCGGGTCACACCGTTGCTGTTTACCCGGATGCCAGCGGCCAGAACACCAGCAGCAAGAATGCCAGTGAGTCCGACCTTTCGTTGCTGAAAAAGGCCGGATTTACCGTGGTAGTTGACTCCACAAACCCGGGCGTTAAAGACCGCGTGAATGCTGTTAACGCAATGCTGCTGAACACCTACGGTGAGCGCCGCCTAAAGGTAAATATCGACCAGTGCCCACAGCTCACCTTGTGCCTGGAGCGGCAGACCTACACAGACAAAGGCGAGCCGGATAAAGACCCGAAAAAGGGTCATGACCACATGAACGACGCTGCTGGTTACTTCATCGCCAAGCGTTATCCGATCAAAGCGATCGTAACCTCTATCAAAATGGGATACGCCCGATGAGCAACGACGTCTCCTTCAAGCGGGCGGAATACATTGAGGCATTAGGCCGATGGGAGACTGTGCGCGATGTCTGCGCTGGCCAACACCGGGTGGTGTCGCGGCTGCCGTATATCAATGCACACGACGAGTCGCCTGAAAACAAAGATCGGAACCGGGCCTACCGCGAGCGAGCAGTCTTCAAGAATGCCACCGGGCATACACGTAACGGATTGCTGGGTCTGGCTTATCACAAAGATCCAACCCTAACTGTGTCGAAGAAGCTTGAGTACTTGCAAGACAATGCAAACGGCTCAGGCGTTAGCATTTACCAGCACTCACAAGGCACGCTGGAAAAGGTGCTTGAAGCTGGCCGTCACGGTCTGTATGTCGATTACCACCAGGACAAAGGCGCTGGTGGGCACGCTGTAATCCTCTCCTACTGCGCAGAGGACATCATTAACTGGCGCACTGGGATGGTGAATGGTCACAGCGTGCTGACGCTGGTGGTTCTACGCGAGTCGCCGGAGATTCCGGACGGCTTCGGCTTCAAGACGGTTGAGCAGTACCGGGAGCTGGCGCTAGAGGATGACGGCTTTGTATGCAGGGTTTGGCGGCGCTCCGGGCCGGAAAATGGCGGCCCTTTGGCGGTCACTGAAGAGTTTAAGCCGGGCGGTGTGACTGGCCGCCTTAAAGAAATTCCGTTTACTTTTGTAGGCGCTCAGAACAACGACCCAACCATCGACGAATCGCCACTTTACGACATCGCCATGATCAACCTAGGCCATTACCGCAACAGCGCTGACTACGAAGACAGCGTGTTCTGGTGTGGGCAGGCTCAGCCTTACATTTCGGGTCTTGATGAAAACTGGCGCGACCATATGCAGAAAAACGGCGTATATGTTGGCTCCAGAGCGCCGATGTTGCTGCCTGTCGGTGGGAATTTCGCTTACGCACAGCCATTGCCCAACACGCTGGTTAAAGAGGCCATGGCCGACAAGAACCAGATGATGATTGAGCTTGGCGCACGGATGGTTGTCGCGTCTCTGTCGACCAAGACTGCAACCGAGGCCCGCGGGGACCAGTCAGCGTCCACTTCGGTGTTGGCAGGCTGTGTCGCCAACGTTAGCGAGGCTTACACCCGAGCAATCATGTGGTGCTGCACCTACATGGGCATAGCCGACAAGAAGGTCGGCTACCAGGTCAACCAAGAGTTTGTCGAGCTGACGGCTGACCCGCAGATGATCACGGCGCTGGTTGGACTGTGGCAGAACGGCGGCTTTGCTAAAGCAGACCTGCGGGCATATTTGCGCAAGCTGGGTTTGATCGCACCAGAGCGCACTGACCTTCAGATCGACAGTGAGCTGCAGGAGCAAACAGACGGCCTGGACTTAGACGACGAGGGTTAACCTGATGGCGGCAAGTCAGTTGATACTGGATGCCACGATCCGGCATGCGGTGTTCCTCGAGAAGCTCAAAGCGGGAGAGGTGGGCAAGTTTGGTCCCTTTCTCAAGGAGATTGATCGCTCTATCCGCGAGCGGCTTACCCAGTCAGATCTCTCTGAGTACAACGTCAAACGGCTTGAAGCGTTGCTTAAAGAGGTCGATAGCCTGCTACTGAGCATCTTCGACCGCTACAGCGCTCAGTTGAACCTTGATCTGATCGACATTGCCAATTACGAGGCAGAGTTTGAAGCGCTAAGCCTCACCCGATCTGCCCCGGCCGGAGTGTCGTTTGATGCAGCAATGCCGACGGTTACGGCTATCAGGGCTGCCGTACTCACGAATCCTCTCAGCGTGCGCGGCATCGGCGGGGGAAAGCTGCTTAAGGCGTTTATCAAAGGTTGGACGGTTGCCGAGCGTGACCGCGTTAACGGTGTGATCCGGCAGGGTTTCTTCGAAGGGCAGACCAACTTCGAGATTATCCGCAATATTCGTGGCACCAAGGCTGCGGGATACAAAGACGGCATCTTGGCTACGACCAGCCGCAATGCTAGTACGATTGTGCACACGGCGATTCAGCATGTGTCGTCACAAGCTCGCATGGAAGTTGCCAAGGCCAACACGGATGTTGTGCAAGAGATCCAGATGGTGGCCACGCTCGATAGCAAGACAAGCCAGCTATGCCGCTCGATGGACAAGCGCAAGTTTCCTGTGGATTCAGGCCCAAGGCCGCCATTTCACCCCAATTGCCGCACCACATTCATTCTGCTGACCAGGTTGAGCGAGACTTTCACCCAAGGTGCGACACGGGCTTCGGTGGGTGATGACGGGCCGAAGCAGGTCAGCGCAAGCCTCGATTACTACCACTGGTTGCAACAGCAGCCTGCAGCATTCCAAGACGTGGCCATCGGGCCTGTCCGGGCCAAGCTCTTCCGCGAGGGCGGTTTGAGCGTGGAGCGCTTCGCTGAGCTACAGCTTGACCGCAACTTTACGCCGCTGACGCTAGTACAGATGAAAGGTCTGGAGCCGCTGGCATTCGAACGAGCAGGGATCAACTAATCCGCGCCACGAAACGGTAACTACGAAAACGTGGCGCGCACATTTCCAGCCTCGGCAAAGCCGGGGCTTTTTTACGCCTGCAAAGCGGGCAAACCAAACCTAAGGGGTGCATCAACGTGGCAGAAGAAAACGAAATCGACCTGGAAAACCCGGCAATCAAGGCCGCTATCGCGACTGCCGTTGAAACATCCGTTTCAGGCTTGAAAACCAAGAACGCCGAGCTGCTGGGCAAGCTTAAAGATACCTCTGGCAAGCTGACTCAGTTTGAAACCCAGTTCGAAGGCATCGACATTGAAGCCGTTAAAGGGCTGCTCAATCGTGCGGGCCAAGACGAAGAAACCAAGCTGCTGACAGAGGGCAAGGTGGATGAAGTATTCAACCGCCGCACTGAGCGTCTTCGTGGCGACTACGACAAGCAGCTCAAGACCATCACTGAGCGCGCCGAGAAGGCTGAGTCCTTCGCTGCCAAGTTTCAGGGCAAAGTCCTAGGCGACTCGGTACGCGGCGCAGCTCTGAAAGCCGGTGCACTACCGGAAGCAACAGACGACATCATCCTGCGCGCCAAAGGCGTGTTCACGCTAAACGAAGATGGCGAAGCCGTCGCCGTTGATGAGTCCGGCCAGACCATCCTCGGCAAAGACGGCAAAACCCCACTGACTCCGCTCGAATGGGCTGAGTCGCTTCGTGAAACTGCTCCACACCTGTGGCCAAGGGCTTCAGGCACATTTGCCCCGGGCGGGGGTGGCGGCAAGGCTGCATTCAAGCGCTCCGAAATGACCTCCGAGCAGAAGCGCGACTTTCAGCGCAAGCACGGCCAAACCGCATATCTCGCATTGCCCAAGTAAGGGGATTGACCCATGCCTACAACTGTTAACAGCGACCTGATCATCTACAACGATGAGGCGCAAACCGCATACCTGGAGCGTGTTCAGGACAACCTCGATGTGTTCAACGCATCATCCAATGGCGCGATGGTGCTCGATAACGAACTGATCGAAGGCGACTTCCGCAAGCGTGCGCTCTACAAGCTGAACGGCTCTCTTGAGCATCGCGACGTCAACTCCGAAGGCAAAGTAACCGCCAAGAAGATCGGTGCCGCTGAAGCCGTGGGCGTTAAGGCTCCGTGGAAATACGGCCCGTACCAGACAACTGAAGAGGCGTTTAAGCGCCGTGGTCGTCCGGTCGAGGAATTTTCCCAGATCGTTGGCGCCGACGTTGCCGATGCAACCCTTGAGGGTTTCATCCAATACGCCACTGCTGGCCTGCGCGCCGCTATCGGTTCCAACGCCGACATGGTGGTTGAGGCCAACATCGAAACCGACGGCAAAAAGACGCTGACTCGCGGTATGCGCAAGTTTGGCGACAAGTTTGGCCGTATCGCATTGTGGGTTATGCACTCGTCTGCCTACTTCGACATTGTCGACGAGGCGATCACCAACAAGATCTACGAAGAAGCGGGCGTTGTGATCTACGGCGGCCTGCCTGGCACCCTCGGCAAGCCTGTACTGGTGACCGACACCGCTCCGGCAGACGTGATCTTCGGCTTGCTGCCAAACGCTGTGACCATCACTGAGTCTCAGGCACCCGGCTTCCGTTCCTATGAAGTGAACGACGAAGAGAACTTGGGTATTGGCTACCGCGCAGAAGGCACCGTGAACATCGACGTGCTGGGCTATAGCTGGAAAGCCACCGCTGGCGGCGCCAACCCAACCCTGGCCGCTGTTGGCTCTGCCGCCAACTGGATCAAGCACGCAGGCAGCAACAAGGTGACTGCTGGTGTGATGATTAAGCTGACTTCCACGCCTCCTGAAACCGGCGAGTAAGCCTCAGGATCAACGAGCGGCCAGAAATGGCCGCCTTGGAGAAACACATGGAACTGACTTACAGCAATCAGCTTCAGGGCTTTGACCCGGACAAACGCTATCGCAACCCTGAACACTTCGACAAGCCCGAAGCTGGGGTGACCAGCGTATTGAAGGACTTCGAGCTGAAAACGATGCGGTTATCTTTTTGGTTGACGGTCTAAAAGCGGGTGAAGTTGTGCGCCCAGAAACCGGCGAACTGGCAATCTGTTTGTTTGAGGCGTTTGAGAGCCTTCATGAGCATGTTGGCCAACTGACCATTGAGCGTAACGGCCTGGCAACCACAGCCGAAGAACTGCGCCAAGAGATTGAAGTCTTGAAGAAGGCTTCAACTGGCCCTGCGGGCCAAGATGGCGAAGTGAACGAAATCGCAGCACTCAAGGCCAAGCTCGACGCCGCCAACGTTCAATATCGCGCCAACGCCTCAAAAGAAGCGCTGGAAAAGCTCGTTGCTGAGTTGCCTACAGCGTAATAATGCGAGTCATCGGAGTCTGCGACTCTCGACCGTTAAACCCATTCCAGCGAGTTAATTCATGACGCTAATCATTGAGGACGGCAGCGGCAAGCCTGACGCCGAAAGCTATGCGACGGCTGAGGATCTGGCTATGTACGCGACTAAGTTCGGCGTTGTCATTCCTGCGGGCGTAGCGGTACAGGAAGCATTGTTGCGCCGGGCTGCCTTGGCGATGGATGGCATGACGTGGAAAGGGCGCAAAACCAGAAGTGAACAAGCGTTGTCTTGGCCGCGCCGGGAAATCCATTTGGACGGCGAGAATAAGCCGCACAACTACCTCCCGGCGCGTATCCAGTATGGCCAGATGGCTCTGGCTGCTGAGATTCATCAGGACGATATCGACCCGGTAGAAAAGCGCAAAGGCGCAGTTGTCCGGGAGCGGGTTGAGGGCGCTGTAGATCGCGAATACGCAGCTATCCCTTCCACCAGCAACCGGCTGCTGCCAGCGGCGCCGGATCGGCCGAGCGCTACTCAGTTTGCTGACTATCTTCAGACGCGCGGGCTGTTTTCAATTCGCGTGTAGTGATGGGCATCCTTATGACATCCGAATGAATAGGGGGTATTATCGCGGAGTTGCCGCGGCAACTTCCCCTATCTAACTCAGCCTGTGCGCAGGCCGGAGGTTCACTATGAAGCCCGAATTTCGCATTCGAGAAGTAACGCGTTACGTCATTACTAAATATGATGACCGCGGTACTCATCCTGTAGCTCAAGTTGATAACCGAGAGTCTGCCGAGCAAATTGTTTCGGCCCTCGCCGCTCAAGCTGCGGGCAATTCCAGCGTTCTTAACACTCCTATTGACGACCTGAAGTTTTCTACAAGGACACGAAATAATTTGGTGGCCACCTGCGGATTTTCAACAGTGGGGGACTTGACCACAATTAATCAGGCTGCGCTTCTTGGCAAACATCGAGTCGGAGTGGAAACCTTGAGAGAGGTTCTCCAGTTTCTGAATGATCGAGGCATAGCTCATAACCTCGGAACACTGTAGAGCCGCAAAAGGCTTGCAAGCCCAGCCATAGAGCTGGGCTTTTCACATCTGGAGCCACCATGGCCTTTTACGACGAAATGGCCGTGATGGCTCTGGATATGCTCACAGAGTTCGGTCAGCCCATCCTGCTGCGAGAGATGATCGCTGGTGAGTACAACCCTGAAACGGGTCAGACAGGTCCAGAGCAGTTTAGCGAGCAGCTCGCGGAGGGCATGGTTCTGGATTTCACTGGCCTTGAGTTTCAGCGCAGCACGTTGATTCAGCAGGGCGACAAGAAAATCAAAATCGCCGCTCGAGACGTATTGCCACCGACCCTTTCAACGGTCGCAGTCTCTGACATCGCGGTATCAAACCTCTACGACTACTTCTTCCTGCCGCCCTCGGTCTGGTCCGTCATTAACGTGAAAGAGACCAACCCGGCTGGCGCGCCGCTTATATTCGAACTTCAAGGGAGGCGCTAATGAGCGTTCCGACAATCACCGCGTTGCCGGTGCCGCCTGCCCGAACAGAAGCCCCGCGGGACTTTACGCCCAAGATGGATCTGTTTGTCTCTGCGCTGCCTGTCTTCGGAGCTGAGGCGAATGCGCTTGCTGCATTCATGGATGAGCGCGCGGCTTCGGTTGAGAGTATCGCTACCGAGTCAGGCGAAAACGCAGTTTTGGCCCAGCAGGCGGCTGATGCTGCCGAGCGAAGTAGGGATGATGCGGCTGCCAGCCAAAAGGCCGCTGCCGCGTCTGAGTTGTCATCGGCAAGGCATGACGAGAGCGCCGGGCAGAGTCGTCAAGCAGCAGCGCAAAGTGCGAGTGTTGCTGCCCAAGAAAGCACCATAGCGCAGCAGGCAGCTTCAAGCGCTAACGGCAGCGCCAGTCAGGCAGCACAAAGCGAGTCTGGGGCCGCTACTTCCGCGAGTTCGGCTACGGCTAGCCAGCAATCTGCATCCCAATCAGCCGGTGCAGCCCAGACTAAGGCCAGCGAAGCGGCTCAGTCTGCTGAAAGCGCTGGCACTCGCGCGCAAGCCGCCAAGTCCAGCGCTGATGCCGCTGCATCGAGCGAGTCCAGCGCTGCCGAGTCAGCCAGACAGTCTGGCGTGTCAGCATCTGCATCATCGAGTTCAGCAGGGCAAGCGGCGCAGTCTGAGTCTGCGGCTCAATCCAGTAAGGCCGATGCATCTAAGTCGGCCAGTGCTGCCTCAACATCCGCAGCCAACGCAGCGGGTTCCGCTGTTGCCGCTGAAACCTACGCTGAGCTGTCGGGCGCAAGGGTTTACACCACCAAGGCGCTCGCTAACGCTGACCTTGCTTTATTGGTTGATGGTCAGCCGGTGCGTATCGTGGCTGATGAGAACTTCGCAGGCCGTTCAGCGTGGTACGTCATGCGGCTGGATGCGGGTGCAAGCCTCTCGTTGGATTTTGCCAACAACTCTTATGGCGTAGGTGCGCTGGAGCTGGTCAGGGTGCAGCCCGAGTCGGCGGAAATTGTCGCCGTACCTGCAAACGCTACAGCACCCGGTAAGCCCGGAAACATCGCTGTAGATGCCAATTATCTCTATGTCGCCACGGGCGCAAATCAATGGAAGCGCGCTGCGCTTGTGGAGTGGTAAGCAATGGCTTTGGTGCAAAAGCAATTTAGCGATCTGATTACATTTACGCGCTCGTCTGCTGGTGGTCGCTTCAATGATCGCGGGCTATTCGAGATGGTTCCGGCTAACCAACCGCGTTTTGATTACGACCCGATCACGCGTCAGCCATTGGGGCTGCTTATCGAGGAGAATCGAACCAACTTAATCGTTAACTCAAGTGACTATTCCCTTTGGAACAATAATGGAGCAGGAGCTTCTTTAGTCATAGCGCCCTCTCAATCTGATGGCCCTCTTGGTTTATCAACGATGAGTCGAATCTCTCGTGATGATTTAGGCATAAGGTATTTAACTAGATCTTTCGCTAGTGCGGCAGGCTCTACCATAACTGCCTCTCAACACGCCAAAGCCGGTGTGATAGGCGGATGGCTGGCTATGAGAGTACAAACCAACTATGCCAATCGTGTAGACGCTTTTTTCAACCTGATCACCGGTGATTTCTCGTACGCCACTACTGGTGACGTATCAGCAGTTTCAGCTCGGATGGTTCCAGTCGGGGGAGGAGTGTGGAGATGTATCTGTACAGCCACTTCGGGGGCCGTGCCATGGTCTTCTATTCTGCTGGCACCTCAAGATAGGCGTGGCGCAGTTGATATATCACCCGCCGAGCGTTCAGAGGTTTTTCTTGATGCTACACAAGTTGAGGTTGGCTCATTTGAAACCTCATTTATACCCACTGGAGGTTCTCAAGTAACACGCACTAGCGACATTGCTCGTGTAAGCACACTAAGTCCTTGGTACAACAGGAGCGAAGGTACTATGTTTGCCGTATTCAAACCTGCAGCTTCGCGCACAACAGAATTTCGAGCAATTATGTCTCTAGATGACGGTACTGCGCGCAACAGATTACAAGCTTATATGGCAGCTCCAGCAGGCAACGCCGAATTTAGGGCTTCGTCAGGTGATATATCGGTACCAGTCCCCTCCATACCGGCGGCCTATCCTCCTAATATCAACAAACTAGGAAAATCAGCCCTTAGCTATGACTCGAAGGGATTGACGGGGGTTGCAGGGTCGGTGCTTTCCAAAGCTCGTATTGCTTTCACGCCGCCAGAGGTTACCTCGCTCAAAATTGGTAGTAATCAATCCCAAAGCCAGCTCCTAAATGGCCACATATTGAGCATCAGTTACTACCCTCGCCGATTAACAGATTCTGAACTCGAGGCGCTAACCACATGATCGAGTACAGCGAAATCGGCTTAATCGTTGACTCACCGAGTGAGTACACGCAAGAGGGGGTAGAGATTAAACCCCCAACTTACCTAGACGGCTGGTTTGTAAATTTCACGCCGGTGGATTTCCCCGAAGAACTGGCTAAGTTCCAAATATTTCCTTCCAAGCCAGTACGGGTATTTTCCGGCGCTCCGACCGTGTTCTTGCGGTTTGAGGATGAAGCGCAATGGGCTAGCATCCGGGACAATTTGTTGCAGGACTGATTAACTCAGGAGTTCATATGTCCAAATATTCTGGGCTTAACGGAAGTTTTGCCGAGAGTATTCGGCAATTCGCTGAAAAGGCTGAGCAAGCGATAGATGCCACATTCCGTGAGATTGTGATTGAGATCGGGAGCACTGTTATCCGTATGTCGCCGGTGGGTAATCCAGAAATATGGGCTGCTAATGTGGCATACCGGACCGCAAACAAAGCCACCGCTGACGCCTACGACTTCAACGTTGCTGTTCGCAATACCGTCATCAACCTGACAGATAGCAACTTCACGAAGTCCGGTAGGTTCAAGCGCGGTGTTAAGTACGCCAAGCCCCTGACCAAAACTGAGCGCGACCAGAACTTCAATGTGAATGGCTTGGTCGCTGGTAAAGACTACGTAGGCGGCCGCTTCCGGGCTAACTGGCAGTTCTCAATCGACACCCCGGCTGATGGAGAAATTGAAGCCATTGACCCAAGCGGAAACGCCACGATTGCTGCACTGATGGCGCAAGTGAACAGCCTGACGATAGGCCAGACGGCGTACATCGTGAACAACCTGCCGTACGCCATTCCGCTTGAATATGGCCACTCCAAACAGGCCCCGCACGGCATGGTGCGCGTGACTCTGGCCGACTTTCAGCGCATCGTCGACGAAGCCATCAGGAATAACCGGGTATGAGTCATAAGACCATTCGCTCACTGTTTGAGGCGCGGCTGGCCGACTGGGCAAAGCTCAAAAAACCAGCGCTGCGCATCGCTTTCCAGAACGTCAGCTTTACCCCGGCCACCAATGAAACCTATCTGCGCGCGTTTTTGATGCCCGCAGGGACGGGAAGCGATGACCTTGCCGGTGACCATCGCGCTTATAGAGGGTTATTTCAGATCACGATCGTCACACCGGCTGGTGGCGGTTCAGGAACTGGGGAGGGGCTGGCTGAAGAACTGGCAGCGCTATTTCCCCTCAATGATCGCTTGAGCCAGGGAGATTTAACGGTGCTGGTAATGACTCCCGTCGAGCTCGGCCCGCAGCAACAAGAAGACACCAGCTACTCGCTGCCCGTCTCGTTTCAATACCGCGCCGACACCTTCTAATTCGCCCGTAGGGCAAACCAGAAACCCGCCATTGAGCGGGTTTTGTCATTTCTGAAAAGAGGAAAACCCAATGGGCTACAAATTACCGAACGGCGCTACGTTCCAGCATGCTGCGACCTATGCCGCGCCGCTAGCATTCTCTGGCATCAGCAACGCTACAGAAGCGGTGGCCACTGTGGCGGCTGCAACGTTGGTTGTGGGCGATATTGTATTGGTGTCCTCGAACTGGACACCTTTGAACGGTCGCGTTGCTCGGGTTAAAGCAGCCACGGCCACGGCAATTACGCTGGAAGGTATCGACACCAGCGATACCCAGGTCTATCCCCCGCTTAACGGCGCGGGCTCACTCAAAAAGGTTCTGGCATGGGCGCTGGTTCCACAGGTGAGCGACGTCGCGTTCTCGGGTGGTGAGCAGAACTACCTGACAGTCGCATTCCTTGAGGATGCCCAAGGGCGCGAGCTGCCAACTGATAAATCGCCTGCGCGTATGACGCTAACGGTTGCCGATGATCCAGCTCAGTCTTACGTGCCCATTGTTCAAGCAGCCGATGCTGGCGGTGCAGTCCATGCTTCGCGCCTCAACTTACCCGGCAAAGACACGATTTATTACGGCGCTATCACCGCGTGGTCGCCGCAACCGGTCGTGAGTCGTAGCAACCTGATGACCCGAACCATCACCTTGGCTCTGCAAGCGCCAATTACCCGCTACCTATCGTAAGGAACCGTCATGGCAACGTTCAAAATTGCGCAGAACCCGACCTTTAACGCTGACGTTGAGATACCTCGCGTTGGCGGCGAGGTCATTCAGGTTCCGTTTGAGTTTAAGTATCGCGACCGAAAGGGCTTGGCCAGTTTATTTGATAGCTGGGAACTGAGGCTGAAGAATGATCAAGAGGCGCTGAAAGCTAAGGGCGAGAGCCTGACCATTGCTGACACCACCGCCTCTCACATCGACTATCAGGTTGATCAGGTGCAAGACATCGTTGCGGGCTGGGGGTTTGATGACAAGTTTTCGCCTGAGTCGATTCGTGCTCTGGTTGAAACCTCGGCTGGCGCGGGTAATGCAATCGTCAAAGCTTATCAGGACGCCTACACGCCGGGCCGCTTGGGAAACTGATTGCCGCGGCGCGCGCACTCTATGGCGGTAGCGCGCCAACCGAAAAGCTCCTGATGTTCGGCCTTGCGCCTGAGGATTTGGATGAGGACGTGGAGGTTTGGCCTGATAACTGGCCCGCCTTCCGCCTTTTCAATGCTATGGCGACTCAGTGGCGCACCGGAGCATGCGGCGCAACAGGCCTCGACTACACATCCATTCGCGATGTGGCCGACTTCATCGGCATCAAGAAAAAACACATCAAAGAGATCTTTCCAGACCTACAAGTCATGGAGGCCGAGGCGTTGGCTGTCATGGCGGAGGATCGAGAACCCAGCCCGTAATTACGGGCATTTATTTTTAAGGTGAGTTATGGATATCGCGTCGCTCGGCATAAAAGTTGACTCGTCCGATGCAGCGAATGCCGTGACTGATCTGGACAAACTTTCTCAGTCGGGAGAGAGGGCTGAAAAGGCTGCAGAAGGCGTCGCAAGTGGGTTCGACAGAACTGCCGATGCCGCTCGAAAGCAGCGTCAAGACTTGGATTCGCTTCTCGGTAAAGTCGACCCGCTGACAAAAAAGCTTAATGAACTGGCGGCTCAGGAAGACAAACTGGCGGAAGCTCGCAAGGCTGGCCTGATTGGTGATGCCGCCTACTCGAACTACCAGCAGAAAATCGAAGCTTCATTGAATTCTTTGCTTGGCTTGAGCGGCGCTCAGAAGGTCGTCGGAGATTCGGCGGCAGACAGTGCATCACGCATTCAGGAGCTGGCTCAAGCAACTGTTCTGGCGGCTGAATCCCAGCGCGAGCTGTCTTCGGTCGCGACTGGCCTCTCTGAGGCGCAGCAAGGGCTGCTGACCGGGTCTCGCGCACTTGTTGGCAGTTATGCCGATTCTGCTTTAGGTGCAGACCGGTCGGCAGAAGCCGTAGAGCGCGTTGCGGCAGCCAGCAAGCGCAGTGGGGAAAGCGCGGCCAGTGAAATGGCTATCTTGGGTCAGCTTGAGCGTGCAATTAGCAGTGCGGCCGGCTCTAGAGAAAACCTGTCCAAGGCAAATGAGCTTTACGTTAAAGCCCAAGAACGCGGGCTTCTGACCGTCGAAGAAGAGATTCGCCTCGACACCGAACTTGAAAAGGCTGAGCTGAAAGTTGAGGCCGCTCGGCTTAAGCGCACCGCTGCCGAACAGAAAGAAGAGCAACAAAAACAGCGCTCGATTGAGGCCGAGAACCGGCGAATTGAGGCGCTAAAACGTACAGTTAACGGCATTGATCCGCTTACTCAGAAGTTGGGCAAGCTTGAGGCGCGAGAAAAGGCGCTCAACGATCTTTACAAGACCGGCGAGATTGATGCTAACGGCTACGCCGAGGCGCTGGCCAAAATCGGTAGGGATCGTGCAGGGCTGACCGAGGCAACAGGTGCTTTCGACAAGCTCAATCTAAGCACGAAACAGTCACAGCAAAATGTGATGCAGCTCATCAATGCGGTTCGAACCGGCGACTGGACGAGCGGTATTCGGGCGGTTACGCAGTTAGGCGGCGGCAGTGTTCTAGGCGGCATCAAGGAAAAGTTCGACACGTTGTTTACAGGCGGTGCCGGCGCTGCTGTCCTTGGTGAGTCGTTAGGTGACATTGCAGCCAAGTCCAAGGATGTGGCAGAAAAAGCGGGTGAGGCGGGCGAAAGTATTTCTGACCTCGCAGAGAAGTCCAACACGGCTGCTGAATCCACCGGAAACGCCAAAAAGGGACTTGAAGCGCTTAGCCTAAGCACTGGCCCGGTAGGGCTTGGCATGGCTGCTTTGGCAGTTGGTGTCGTTGCTGCTGCGGCGGCTGTAGGGGTTTTGGCGTACGGCTACTATCAAGGTAGCAAGGAGGCCGACGCCTACAATAAATCGCTGATTTTGACTGGCAACTATGCAGGCAGTAGCGCTGGCCAGTTGGCTGATCTGGCACGACAAGTCAGTGCTACAAATGGCACGACCGGAGAAGCCGCAGCCACATTAGCTAAACTTGCTGGAAGCAGTGCCATTGCCAGCAGCAGCTTTAAGGAAATCGCTGACGCTGCGGCGGCAATGGAGGACGCAACCGGCAGGTCTGTTGACGCAACGATTGCTGAGTTCGTCAAAATCGCCAAAGACCCTGTGTCAGCGGCCAAAGAACTGAATGATCAGTATCACTTCCTGACAGCCTCGGTTTACTCGCAGATTGTTGCGCTGAAAGAGCAGGGCAACACAACGGCAGCTACTGACCTTCTCACCAAGACCTACGCCGAAACTGTTCAGGATCGGTCAAGGCAGATCACTGAAAACCTAGGCACGATTGAGCGGGCATGGAAAGGCATTAAGGATGCAGCGGCTGGTGCGCTTGATGCCACGCTGAACATAGGTCGCGCCCTTACCCTAGAGCAGCAGGCCCAAACCCTGCGCGATCGAATTGCAAACAATCAGGGACGAGGCGGTCGGGCGGCAGCGCTTGGGCTTGATACCAGGAACAAAGAAAAGGATAAGGCAGACTTAGCCTTTCTCGAGCTTCAGATCGACGCTGAAAAGACCAAGAATAAGTATCTGGGTGACCGGAGAAAGATTCAGGATGATGCCATTGACGCTCAAACCAAGGTCGATGCGCTCACAAAGTCAGCCTGGACTAATGAGCAAAAGCGGACCGAGGCTCTTAAGGAGTATAAAAAGCAGCTAGATGACATTCGTAAGGCAAATCCGGATGACGCGCGTCTGAACAAGGGTGTTGTTGACAAGAACATCGCCAATATCAACGCTAAATTCAAAGATCCCAAGGCTGCATCCGCTGGCGCTGTCGATCTAACCGAGTTCAACACCTCCCAAAACGCAATCAAAACCATCTTGGCTGAATACGCTAACGCCCAGAAAGAGCTGGACGCTCTGCAAAAGGCGGGGCTGATTTCGCAGGAGGAGTTCGGTTGGAAGCGTGCCGGAATGATCGGCAACCAAAAGGACGAGATCACAGCCGCGTATGAGGCTGAGATTGCAGCCCTTGAATCCGCCAAGGCCAGAAAAACCACTTCTGCTGTCCAATCCATCGAACTCGACAAGAAAATCGCCAACGCTCGAACCGATATGGTCAAGGCGCAAAAGGATGCCGATAGCCAGCTTGAAGTTTTGCGGGTGAGCGAAGAGGGGCGAATCAATAAACAGACCCAAGCCGTTAAGAGCTACACCGACGCGTTGAACCAGCAGAATCACGCGCTACAACTGGCCGGACAACGTGCGGCGCTGGGTATCCGGCAAGGGGATCGGCAAAACGCACTGAACGGCGAGCTCAACGGCATCGCGGATAGAGCCAACCAGCAACGGTTGGATCTGGCACGAGACAAGTCCGACGCAGCGCGCAATATGAGCGCAGATGAGTACAACCATAAGTTGGCTGCGATCAACAAGAGTGAATCCGACCTTAAGGAAACCACGCTCAGCAACTATGAGGATATGTCGGCTGCGCAAAGCGACTGGCGTAACGGTGCAACCTCAGCGTTTCAGAACTACTTGGACAGCGCGCGGGATGTTGCAGGGCAGACCAAGTCGCTATTCGGCAATGCGTTCAGCTCGATGGAAGACTCTGTCGTCAACTTCGCCATTACCGGGAAGGCTTCGTTTGCGGACTTTACTAAGTCGATTTTGGCCGATATGGCGCGGATTGCAGCTCGGCAGGCAGCTTCAGGGATTCTTAGCTCTATGGGGGGGCTTGGCGTCTCAGCTGTCGGTTCTTACTTTGGCGGGGGCGCTGCATCAGCAGGCTCTACTCAGGCTGGATATAGCCCTGAGGTCATTGGTGGGTGGTCGGGCATTGCACAGGCCAATGGCGGCGCTTGGGAGTCTGGTGTGCAGATGTTTGCAGACGGTGGCGCGTTCACCAACTCCATTGTCAGCAAACCCACTGCGTTCGGAATGGCCAACGGCCAAATCGGTGTGATGGGCGAGGATGGGGAGGAGGCGATTATGCCGCTGACCCGTACAGCAGGAGGCAAACTCGGGGTTAGGGCTGTGGGCGGTGCTGCTGGCGGGGGGACTACGGTCAGCCTCAGTATGCCCATCATGGTAATGACCGACGAAGAGTCAGGTCGTCCGGCAGGGGCTGAACTCGATACTGAGGTATTCCAGCGCAACATGCAGGAGCGGATGCGCACCGTTGCGCGGGAAGAAATCTCCAAATCTTGGCGTCAGGGCGGCATCAGCAGTCGAAATGTAAAAGGATGATTTATGGCAATCGAGCGATTCACTTGGGCAATCGACAAGGGCGCAGAGGGGGATATCACTCACCGGGTTAGAACCAAGCAATTCGGTGACGGTTACGCACAATCGGTCGGTGATGGAATCAACAACAAATCCCAAGCTTGGCCGGTGACCTTTACCGGAACGAAGGAGCGCATCAAGGAGGTTATGGCCTTCATCGACCGGCACAAAGGAGCAAAAGCCTTTCTGTGGGTGCCACCACTCGGCGATTTGGGGTTATACAAGTGCACCGGTTACAAGCCCGCGCACCGCGGCGGCCAAATGTACGCAATCACGACTACTTTCGAACAAGCCTTCCACCCCTGAGATAACCCCCCATGGCATTGATCACGGACATCCAGAAACTGGAGCCCGGCGACGAGATTCGTCTGTTTGAAATAGACGGGAGCGAATATGGCGCCGATATCCTTCGCTTCCACGGGCATGCGATACCCCACGAGCCCGAAGAGCTAGACCCGGACGGACCTTCACTGTCGTTGGACTTTGTGGGTAACCAGTACGGTATTGATGACCAGAAAGGGGCTTCCCTGACACTGGACTTTGCGGGCAATTACTACAGCGCGGACAACGGTATGGAGCTGGCCGCCAAGTCCATCTGGTGGCAGGGCAACGAGTACGCTGCGTGGCCCGTCAACATAGAAGGCATTGGCGCTGACAGTGACGGGACGGCCTCGCGTCCGACGCTGGTTGCGGGCAACGTCAACGGTCGAGTCACGGCGTTGTGCTTGGCGTTTGAGGATCTGCTCAAGTTCAAGCTCACCGTGCGCGAAACCATGGCGAAGTACTTGGACGCAAACAACTTCTACGGCGGCAACCCAACTGCTGACCCAACCCAAGAGGCGCTGGAAATCTGGTTTATCGACCAGAAGACCGGCGAAGACGGCGAGCAAGTGCAGTGGGAATTGTCATCACCGGGCGAGATCGACAACCACGGCTTGCCCGGCAGGCAAATGACGACGTTTTGCCACTGGGCAATGACTGGCGGTTATCGCGGTCCGAACTGCGGCTACACCGGAGGGCTGATGTTTGACGATGAGGACAACCCAACGGACGACCCCAGCAAGGACATCTGCAAGGGCGGCCTGTCGTCCTGCAAATTGCGCTTCGGCGAAAACGAAGAACTCAGTCATGGCGGTTATCCCGCTGTATCTCTCATAGCGCGGAGTTGACCATGCGCAAAAACATTTTAAGCGCCATTCAGGCGCATGCGGCGGGTGAGTACCCGAAAGAGTGCTGCGGGTTGCTGCTGATCGTAGGACGCAAAGAGCAGTATTTCCCGTGCCGCAATACTGCCACGGAGCCAAACGAAGAGTTCCGGCTCGATCCTGAGGATTACGCCGCGGCGGAAGACTTGGGCGAGGTCATCGCAATTGTTCACTCGCACCCGGACGCCACCAGCCGACCGTCACCGCATGATCTGGCCATGTGCGAAGCAACGGCCTTGCCTTGGCACATTTTGAGCTGGCCCGAAGGGGATTTGCGCACGATCACGCCGACCGGACATACGCCGCTGCTCAAGCGCCCGTTTGTTCATGGGGCGTGGGACTGTTTTGCAGTTGTGAGAGATTTCTATGTGCGAGCGATGGGCATTGAACTGCCAAACTATCAGCGCGAGGACGGCTGGTGGGAGAGTGCGGGTAACGTCAGCCTGTACGAGGCTCACTACGAAGCGGCAGGCTTTGTGCGGGTCAACCAGCCACAGCGCGGAGACATGATCGTCATGGCGATCGGGCGGACGGCGCACCCGAATCATGCCGGGATTTACCTTGGCGGTGATCCGGCGTTACCTGGTGAAGAGTCTGATGTGTACGGGCCGGGGCCGTTTTTGCTGCATCACCTTTATGGGCGACCGTCTGAAGTGATCGTCTATGGCGGGCCTTGGCTGGATCGCACACGCCTAATCCTCAGGCATAAAGATGTAATCAAAACATGTTAGTTACTTGGTGAGTACGGCTCAGATCGAAGGTCCCATGTACGGCTATCTTCGTAACAACGGTGGAATTGAAAGGCGCTATGCTCTCGATGAACTTTAGGTAGCTTTCCTTCGTAGTCTTCGTGCAGTGCTAAAAAATACTTAGCTCCTAGATACACAGCTTTTATGGCGGTTTGAGGGATTTCAAAATCCTCGAATCTGATTTGAGGCTTGTTGTCGATGCGACGTGCGACTCGAATTTCCTCTTCATAAGACCAATGGAGTGACTTATATAGAAAAAGTCTTTCCAGCATGAGCCTGTCATTCATCGCTGTTAACTCACCGTGGTAGGGCAGTAGGTCACCCTCAACTGTTGGCCTCACGGTTGTGTAAATTATATTTCCTCTGCTAGCTGTGATGATGTTTGTTAAGGCACATTCCAATCCGGCCTCCTCAGCGTCAATGGCTACTACCCCTCCTTGATGGTTGCTGCCATAGTGGGCCCACATCAGAGGGTTCAAGGGGTTACGCGTCAGTGACAGTACTCCGATGGCATTCCGAATGGCGAATAACTTGTCGGCGTTAGCTGAACCGCAAGCTCGAATATTCAAGCCTTGCACGATGCGTCCAGCGGAGGAGGAACAATCAAAAGGGTCATTGAAATTCACTGGTTTCGTAAAGCGAATAGTGCAATTACGCAAGCACGCGTCCAAGCCTTCTAGGCTCATGTATTTGTAGACGAGCATCTCAACTCCTTAGATATTGAGTTAATGAATCAGTAGGGGCTAATGAGTCTAAATGTGCGTGAATTAGATATAAAGATCGCTTCTTTTTCTGTTGTTGAATCCCAAAGACCATATGCAGCTTGTATGACACTTCGCTCGAAACTCGAGCTACTTTGTTGAAATTTGGTACCTGCTTGATACTCAGCTCAGCCCGCGCTGGGCTTTTTGCATCTACCCTCCAATGCTAAAGTCTCGACAAACCTAAGAGGGAGCGACATGCGGATTCTGATAGCGGCGGTAACAGTAGCGATGCTGGCGGGGTGTGCAACCTCGCCAATTTCAGCTGACAAAGCAGATCCAGTTCCAAAGGATAGGTTTTATGCTTTTGGGGGTGCATCGGACTCTGAGCTGGTAGTTACCCGGGATTCCGGGTTCTCGGGGTCGGGATGCAAGCTTCGCTTTCACATTGATGGAAAGGCTGCAGCCGATTTTTACTCCGGTGAAGTCGCCCGGTTTGGTGTTACTCAGGGGCATCACGTGTTAGCAGTAGAGCCCGTCGGCATTTGCGGCGGTAGCGGTATATATGAAGCCGAGGTAACTGTGGTTAAAGGAGAATCTGTGCGACGCAGAATCTCTGGGGTGAGCGTTTACCCCACAACATTCTGAAAGTAGCACACTGAGCCTAGTAGTAAGCTCGCACTGGGCCACGATGGCCGGCTTCCCGTTGATCGTTGTTACCAATACGACCGTCGAGGAAATTCTCGAAGTGAATAGAGTTTTATCAAGCCGCCTACGGGCGGTTTTTTTATAGTTCGGAGAAAGCCATGTTGATGAGTGCCATCGAGTATCAACCCCTTACGACCATCAAGCTGTATGGAAGTCTCCGACAGTTTGGGCGAGAGTTTAAACTCAGCGTTCGATCTCCTGCTGAGGCAGTTAAGGCTCTGTGTGTTCAGGTGCCAGGCTTTGAGCGGTTTATCTCTAATGCCAAGTCCAGGGGGATGGAGTTTGCCATCTTTAGGGGCGTTAAAAATATTGAGGAAAAGGAGCTGGATTACAGTGGTATTGGTGAAATCCGGATTGCTCCCGTTATCACCGGAAGCAAGCGCGCCGGACTTTTGCAGACGATAGTCGGTGTTGCCTTAATTGCTGCTGTGGCTATTTTTGCCCCTGCTGGACTTGGAGCCATAGGCGCGGGAGGAGGCTGGGGCATAGCTGGTGCAGTCGGCGTTTCGATGGCCATCGGCGGCGTAATCCAAATGCTTAGCCCCCAAGCGCAAGGGATCAAAACCAGCGCAGCCCCCGAAAACACTCCCGGCTACGCATTCGGCAGCGGCAAGAACACCACTGCCTCCGGCAATCCAGTGCCCCTCTGTTACGGCCGTCGGCGCTGGGGCGGGGCAATCATCAGTGCTGCTATTTACGCTGAAGATCAGATGTAGATACCAACGAACACCGCGCCGCCTCTAAGGCGGTTTTTTTTCGCCTGGAGGAAAGTATGGGCGCAGCACAGTTAATCGACATCAGCGGCGCCAAGGGCGGATCAGACAAGCCAAAGACGCCAAGTGAAGCTCCAGACAGCCTTCGTTCCATTGCTTTGGCGAAGATGCTTATCGCAGTAGGAGAGGGCGAATTTGACGGCACACCCACGGCCAAAAACATCTTTCTCGACAACACTCCGTTGCAGGACGAACAAGGCAATTACAACTTCCCCAATGTAAAGTGGGAGTGGCGCACCGGATCCGTTGAGCAACCCTATATCCCTGGCATTCCCTCGGTAGAGAACGAAACCGCCCTAGGCATCGAGCTTCGTAGCGGTACACCTTGGGTGAGGGCTATCAGCAATACTCAGCTTTCCGCTGTGCGTCTTCGTTTTGCTTGGCCAACGCTGCAGTCGATAGATGACAGCAGCAACATCAACGGTTACCGGATTGAGTACAAGGTTGAGTTGTCCACGGATGGAGGCGCCTATAAGGAAGTGCTGAGTGAGGCCGTAGACGGCAAGACCACCAGCACTTACGAGCGCACGCGGCGTATTGACTTGCCAAAGGCGGCGAGCGGCTGGCTGCTACGGGTGACCCGGATCACCGTTAACCAGAACAACAACAAAATCGCCGACACCATGCAAATCGCCGGTTTCACTGAGGTCATCGACGCCAAGCTGCGCTATCCAAATACCGCGCTGCTCTACATTGAGTTTTCAGCCGAGCAGTTCCGCAACATCCCGGCAATCACGGTCGAGTGCGATGCGCGCAAAATGCCGGTGCCGAGCAATTACGACCCTCGTACCCGAACCTACATCGGTGTGTGGGATGGCACCTTCAAACAGGCATGGACCGACAATCCAGTCTGGATGACCTACGACATCACCGTGAATGATCGGTTTGGCCTTGGCCGCCGAATCAAACCTTGGCAGGTCGACAAGTGGGAGTTGTACCGCATTGCTCAGTATTGCGACCAGTTGGTGCCCGATGGGAAGGGTGGGATGGAGCCGCGTTTTATCTGCAACCTGAACCTGCAAAGCAAGGCAGACGCTTGGTCGCTTCTGCGGGATATTTCTGCAATTTACCGCGGCATGACTTACTGGGCCCAAGGCCAAGTGTTCTCATTGTCGGACATGCCGCGTGCGACAGACTTCGATTTCGCCTACACCCGAGCCAATGTCATAGACGGCAAGTTCACCTATGGTGGCGCATCAGAGCGTACACGCTATAGCCGCGCCCTTATCAGCTACGACAACCCGGCCAACAATTACGACACCGACGTCACCGCGGTGACTGACAGCAAGTTGCAGCGCCGCTATGGCGACAACCTTCTTGAGATCAGCGCCATTGGCTGTACGCGGGAATCCGAGGCGCAGCGCCGTGGTAAGTGGGCGTTACTGACCAACGCCAAAGATCGGGCGGTTACGTTCAGGACGGGCCTAGCCGGGCGTATTCCATTGCCTGGCTACGTCATTCCGATTGCTGACGAGTTGATTGCAGGGCGTCCGGTAGGTGGTCTTGTCTCGGCGGTCAGCGGCAGGATCATCACCTTGGACCGTGACACCTCAGCTAAGCCCGGTGATCGTCTGATTCTCAACTTGCCAGATGGCAAGTGTGAAGGTCGTACAGTTCAGATGGTCAGCGGGCGTAAGCTTACGGTTACCACGGCCTACTCCGTCGCGCCTGAGCCAGAACTGGTTTGGTGCTTAGATGCTGATGATCTGGCGGTTCCGCTTTACCGTGTTACCAGCGTGTCTCGGCCTGAGCCTGGCGTCTTCGAAATCTCGGCCGTGCAGTACGACCCGAGCAAGTTTGCGCATATCGACACCGGCGCCCGCCTAGAAGAACGACCTATCAGTGTGATTCCAATCACTGTTGTGCCGCCACCGGCGAGCGTGACGCTGACATCAAACTCTGCAATTGCCCAAGGCTTGGCTGTAACCACCATGACCATTGCTTGGGCGTCTGTACCTGGCGCCGTGGCCTACGATGTGGAGTGGCGCAAGGACAGTGGTAACTGGATCAAGATGCAGCGTACCGGTGCGTCCAGTGTTGACGTGACAGGTATTTATGCGGGCGCGTACTTGGCCAGAGTACGTGCGGTTAGCTCGTTCGATATTTCCTCGATTTGGAAGTCATCGCAACTGACCAATCTCAAGGGCAAGGAAGGCTTGCCACCGGCAGTCAGCTTCTTGACGACACAAAGCTTGCTATTCGAAATCGGCCTCAAGTGGGGCTTCCCAGCAGGTGCAGAGGACACCCAGAGAACGGAGATCTGGTACAGCAAATCTAACAACCTTGGGACTGCCGCCAAGCTGTCGGATCTGGCCTTTCCCCAGAGCGACTTCAAACTGCAAAGCCTGACCGCAGGCGCTCAGTTCTTCTTCTGGGCGCGGCTGGTCGATCGTACCGGCAACATCGGGCCGTTTTACCCGGTGAAAGACGGCGTGATGGGGCAGGCCAGCGCCGATGCGGGCCCGATTTTGGAGATGATCGCTGGGCAGATTGGCGAGACGGAACTGGGCAAACACTTGCTGGATCGAGTCGACCTGATCGACGGCGATGGGCCGGGCTCTGTGAATGGACGTCTCAATGAGGCCAAGAAGGAACTGGAAGGCCTGATCGACGAAATTACCGACGCACTGGAGTACGACGACACCAAAACCTACGCCTCGGGCGAAGTGGTGCGCTTGGGTAATCGACTGTTTCAGGCGATCGCAGCCACTACCGGCAATCCGCCGCCGAACGCGACTTACTGGCTCGACATTGGCACTTTGGCCGAAACCACCAACGCGCTTGTGCTGCAAGTGCAAAAGAACTCGGCCAGCATCATCGAACAGGACGGCAAGATTACTGCGCAGGCCGAGCAGCTCAGCGCGATCAACGCCAAGGTGACTGATCCGGTGACCGGGCTTGAAGCCACGGCCAGCGGGTTGAGTTCGCTCACCAGCACGGTGGAAGTCCTGGACGGCGAGATCAAGGCGACTTCGGAAAAAGTCGACGGCGTTTACGCAGTCATTGACTCGGGCTCCGCGGGTGATGAAAGCGGCAGCGCCGGTGATGAGCGCTCGTCAGCTGGGGCTGAGTCGTTGATGTCTGTCATTGCCGAGCGTGACTTTGCCCAATCAGTGCGTACTGACAGGGTTATCGCGCAGGTCAACGATACCTCTGCCGCTGTCGAGGTTGTGAGCAAGGCTCAGGCTGACTTCGAAGGTAAAGCCAGCACCATGTGGTCGGTCAAGATGCAGGTGAACACTAATGGTCAGCTGGTCACGGCAGGAATCGGGCTGGGCATCGAAACCGATGCAAACGGCGTTACACAGAGCCAGTTTTTAGTGAGTGCAGATCGCTTTGCTGTGGTTGGAGCGCTCGCGGGAGGGGAGGTATTCACACCCTTCGTGGTTCAGAATGGACAAGTGTTTATGTCGTCGGCATTTATTCAGGACGGGACCATCACTAATGCCAAGATCGGGAATTATATTCAGTCGAATAATTATGTAGCTGGTGTATCGGGCTGGAAGTTGTTCTTCGATGGGACGTTTGAAGTTAATGGGGCGTTCGGCGGGCAGGCGCGGCAGGTCATTAATAACCGTGGGGGTAAGGTTTTCGATGAAAATGGTGTGAAACGCTATCAGTGGGGAGACCTTACCGCATGAGTTACGGAGTTAGAACGTGGAGTGCTAATGGCACGCTGCAATTGGATACGGGCACTTTCACATATCAGGTTTTGCATAGCCAGACTTACGCACTGGCTAAAGAACAGATGATAACAGTTCAGGTGCCCGAATTTAGAACCGATAACTGCTCAGCAGCAATACTGCCTATAGGCGCGCCTTCCGGGGCTTATGCAAATGACGCAATGCCATACATGACGGTATCTAATGGCAGCGTAATAATAAGATCCAAAAACCCTAGTGAGCCCGGAAGAGATTCCGCATCACAGTTGAGGTTTCGACTTCTGGTCATGAGGTACAGAAATTGACTTACGGACTGATAGCGAGAAACGGAGACAACTATTTACAGATTGATTCTGACAGTCCACGTCTATGTGCGATATATAACGGCACATATCAAGCTGTTGGAAGCAGGGTTGCATCGGTGAACTTTCCCGCGCCGATAACAACTCAAGAGCCGCCCTGTATATTTATTCGGAATACTCCAAACAGACCCGATGACCTCTACGACGCCATGGTGATAACAGGCTCAGAGGGCAATTGGACTGGCTTCTATATCTCGGCAAATAACATTAACTGGAGGCCAGAAGGTAAGTGGTTTGCTGCTGTATTCGGTTCCGTTGCGCAGTCCGACTACGGTTTGAGAATCTGGGGGCCGGCTGGAGAGATAATTTTCGATTCTGGATCAACCCCTGTAGTGGTAACAAAGGCCAACCAAAGTTGGGCATATGCTGGGTTCATTCAAAATCCAACACTCGGAGGCTCACACCTATACAACAACGCAATGGTTGCGCCGATGGCCGAGGATGAGTATTTCATGATCAACCCATTCTCGCGCGGACTCCTTCAGCCACAACAAATAAACTGGACGCCTGCCGGTATTCGCTTTGACTGGGGTGCTAACCGGCTGCAGATATTTGCCATAACAAATAGGCCATCTGGCGGTGCGTGGTTGGACATTGGACAGCCTGCGGGCGTCTTTGCAAGGCTTCCGGGCACGTAATCAATAACGTTTTTTATTACTCAATTATCAGCCCGCTCAGTCGCGGGTTTTTTCGTTTGGAGAACAGCATGGCACGGCAAGAAATTATCTTAGGTACACCGCCGACAGGTCTTGGCGGCGATCCTCCACGCGTCGCCAGCATGAAAATAAACGCAATGACGCTGGAGTTATATGAAAAGAATGCGAAGTTAGGAACAGCTGCCTTAGCAAATATACTCGGAACCATGGCGAGCGGAGCGATCATAGAGCGCGGGTCGAATGCTAATGGTGAGTTCACAAAGTGGGCTGACGGCACCATGATTGCGTGGTTTCGATTCACCGGATACAGCGCCAACACAAACCACGACAAGTTGTTCCCGGTGTCGTTCTCCGCGACTCCAGCGGTCGCAGCTAGCGTACAACCCTCGGCTGCCTTCGACACCACGTGGATGGTGTGGGCGACAGGTCCTGCGGGTTATGGGTTCAGGTCTACCATATCCGCACAGAATATTGTATGTATTCAGGCCATGGGGAGATGGAAGTAATGCAGATCATACTTAGCCCCCAGCGCAGAGATGACACAGTTATTTATCAAACAGCTGGAGAAGTAATTATTGTTAACGGCGAGTTGTTTGACTTTTCAAAAATTGAAGAAGGAGATGTATTGCCGAAAGAGGCCATTAAGTCAGAATGGTTTTCAGGGGACGTGACTCGGACAAATGGAGAACTTCAATTAAGTCTAATTCTGGCTAACCCATGGAACTACAGTCAGGCCCAGGCATTTCCATCCCCGATACGGGTAACTAAAAACGGCCTGCTTGATCTGCCGAAACCTTTGCCGCTACCCCGTCAGGAGCCAGCTAATGAATAACATAGACTGGTCGCAGCTGCGCAAGGCCGAAGACATCAAGGCCGAAACAGAGGCGTCACGATTAGCGCCTTTGATAGCGGCAGAAACCCAATGGGCCGAGCAAGAGCGCAAGTTTGCAGGTGAACAACTCGAAGCCATTGAAGACGGCGAGAGTGTCGCGGGTACCGAACGAGAGTGGCGTGACTACCGCACTCAAGTGCGTGCCTGGAAGTTGGGCGCTGCAGGTTATCCAGATTCAAATCTACGGCCAGCGCGCCCGATCTGACACTCTTCATCACACAGAACCCCGCCATCGAGCGGGATTTTTTTTGCTCGGAGAAACCCATGCCCATCACATCGCAGCAACTGCTGCAGATCCTCCCGAACGCCGGCCAAGTTGCCGGCGTTTTTGTTCCCGTCCTAAACACCGCAATGAACCGGTACCAGATCGTTGGTCAGAAGCGCATTGCAGCCTTTATCGCGCAGGTTGGCCATGAATCCGGTCAGTTGACGCGCCTGGTGGAGAACCTGAACTACAGCGCTGACGGTCTGGCCAACACTTGGCCCAATCGCTACGCCGAGCCAGACGGCAAGAGCGGCTACGTCAAAGTTATGGTTAAAGACAGGTCACGCAACAAGCCCAATGCCTTGGGCCTAAGCCTTGCTAACAAACCTGAGCAGATCGCCAACAACGTCTACGCCGGACGCATGGGTAACATCGCGCCGGGCGACGGCTGGAAGTATCGCGGGCGCGGTCTTATTCAGCTTACCGGCAAGACCAACTACCGGCTGTGCGGCGAAGCTCTGGGCCTAGACCTACTCGCACAGCCTGAACTGCTGGAGAAACCACAGCACGCCTGCATGGCTGCCGCGTGGTTCTGGTCAAGCAACGGGCTGAACTCGCTGGCCGACAAGAGCGACCTTGAAAGCATCACCCGGCGCTTGAACGGCGGGCTGACGGGGTTGGCCGATCGTCAGGCGCTTTACGCTCGAGCGCTGAAGGTGCTGGCATGAACCCGGCGCGCTGGCTGGGCCTAACGGTGCTACTGGCCATTGCGTGTTTTGCCACATGGAAAGTGGACGCCTGGCGCTACGGCAAGCAACTGGCTGAGCTGAACGCAGAACATCAAACAGCACTCACTCGCCTTGCCAACGTCAATTCCGCTTTAATCCTGGAAGAAGAGGGCAAGCGCTTTGCTCTTGAACAATGGCTGGCAGCCAGCGACCAAGCCCACTATCGAGCCTTGACCGATGAAAAAACCAATCAAACACGCCTGCGTGATCGCCTTGCTAGTGCTGATCTGCGGCTGTCAGTCCTACTCGACGCCACCGACACAGCTAGTTGTGACCCAATGCAAGCCACCCCCCGCACCAGCGGCGTGGTTTATGGCCCCCGTAGAGCCCAACTTGACCCAGCGCATGCTCAACGAATTATCGGAATCACCAGCGATGGAGACCGAGGACTGATTGCGCTTCAGGCCTGCCAAGCTTACATCAAAGTACTTATAGCTGAAGTGAGGTGAAACGATGATGGTCCTAGCAAGTGAGCTTTGAGGCAGTAGATGTTTTTACCGGGAGAAATTCGGATTTTGTGATGATTGAAGTGCGGGTTAGTGATGCCTAAGAAGTCCGAAGATAAACTGTTTTTAAGTTGGGGGGGCGGTGATTGCTTTTTTTATCTAATAATTCGTAGAGGGGGGAGCCCCCTCTTAAGTTGTTGTTTTTCTAGTTTTAATCTTTGTAGATATAAGATTGCAGGGTGTGAATTAGGGCATGAGCTTTATAAGTGTTTGTTGGGCGCGCGAGTCAGTACTGCCGCTAAATGCAGAGCTTGCCTGAGCAGTGTACTGAGTTGCGCCAACAGGCTTAAATGGGTCTGATTGAATGTTTATATCGTAATACCTCATGGTGTTGCCGAACTTTCCGAGAGCTACCCCAGTTACGCTTGAAGCCCCGCCTGCTTTAAGGAAGGCAGCAGCTACACCAAATGAAAGGCCATATGTTGTGCAGTCATCTACTACAATTACATTTCTATTAATTAAGCGCGTTTTGTAGAATGGGTTGAGGTGGATGGTCGTGATTTGGTCTGCGGGGTCTGTTCTGTCCCCACTTCTGTTAGATGATCTTTTCTGAGACGCAGTGTGGCGTATAAAAAGAGGTTCCTCGCGTTTGGCAAATCGTACTAGAGAAACCGTGGTTCTCAATCTATGAGTGAAATCGCTGAGTACCTCTGTGTCGCCGGTCGTTACCTGTGACGACGGATAAACTCCCCAGAGAAGATCGCTTGTGTTGTAGATTTTATCAATTAGTAGAGATCGAGAAGCAAGTAGAGATAGAGCCATTAACTGTGCGCCACCATTTTTTACAGTGGAAGTCAGTTTTTTTGCGAAAACCTGTTGTGTTGCTGTTATGTTGTTGCCATATCCTGATAGGTCAGCTAGGGCTCTAGCACTATATTTTACTTGGTCGCCTTTAAACCACCAGTGCCCAGTCCAGTCTTCTGTCAATTTGACAACTGTTTCAAGTTCGGTTCCGCTGTTGACTTTTATACCTAGCCCTTTGATTCCCCTGTCAGAAGACCAGCCTGCTGCGATCAGCATAGCGTGACCATTCTTTGCCATTTGCATATCTTCTGGCTTAATAGCCAACACAAGGATGTTGTGTGTTTCTATCTTTAGTGTTTCTGCTGCTTTGCGTATAACTGCCCCACTTTGACGAGCTTCAGTTTTGATGAATATAACGTTTGAGCCCTTAAACTCGTCGTCAAACCACGCGGGCTTATTATGATTTGATGTTATCCCGACTGCACTACCAGACGCGCAAATATTGATTAACGACTGTATGGTTGCTTTTGAGGGTGTTCCATTATTTAGCAAAGCTGCCGGTGATGTAATGAGGGCTAGCATCCTTACTCCTAAAATCCATTAAAGTAGAGAAAGTTGTGGGTCTTTAAGTTCGTCTAGCAGAGTGAGCTGGTCAAAATTTTCTTTGCTGATAGTTTTTGTTTCCGGTTCGGGCGCAGGCTCATCAAGTGCCTGCATGACAACATGTTCTGGTGGAAGTGTTGTATGGGTCTGGTCTGAATCTGTAAAATATGAAACCAAGCCAATTAATAGCTGAGTGTCTTTAGGTATTTCAAGAGACAATGCCTCATAAGCAGTCTCGGCATAGGCTAACTCTGGCTTTTTGATGTAGGTACTAGGTAAGTGTAGATTGATAATCTTTTTGCCATATTTGCTTGCGAATTTCACGGTGTGTGCAGTGCCGCTTTTTATTTCCCATTCGGTTGGGAATAAAATATCTCCAAGCGCTGCTTGTAGCCGGTTCCTTCTAACGAAATTCTCAGCGCTATACGATTGGTGCGGTAAATACTCGCTTATTACTGAGCCGCCTTTATTTATAATTTCTGATCGTAACCCTTCAGAACCTCTGGGATAATTTTCCAGAATGCCGGTTCCGAGTACAGCTATAGTGGGTATCCCGTATCTGATTGATTCCACATGCGCAGTTTGGTCAATACCTAAGGCTAAACCACTAACAGTCACGCACTTTTGATTAGTCAGCGCAGCGACAAGAAATCTTGTTAAAAAGATACCGTCTGCCGATGGTTTTCTGGTTCCTACTATAGACATGGCGGGTAGATAAAGGTTTTCAACATTACCTTGAATAAAGATCCATTCAGGACTGTCAGGTATGTTGGCTAGTTTCTGAGGAAAGTGATCCTCATGTTTGAATATTAAGGTCACGTTGATGTTGGCGAGCGCTCGCGCTTCAACTAGGCCTTTAGCCCAAAGAGCCTGTTTGTCTTCAAGGCTATTTATATTCGCATCGCGGAATATCTTGTCTAAGCCTACATCTTGGGGGGAACGTAAGGCTTCATTAAAGCTTATTTCGGACTGGGCTATTTTATAAAGGGTTCGAAAGCCAATCCCTTTTAAGGCGCAAAGAGATAGAAAAGCTATCCTTTCATGTCTCCAGTAATTGGTATTTTCCATTTTCAGTGCCTTGTTAGATCAACCTTGCCAAATCCCTTAGGCCCACCAGGAGCTCCTTTTTTTGCGCTGGTGCTCGTAGATCTGTAGCAGCGCTCAGGTTGCCCTCCCTTGTCGCTGGTGTCCATCTACTTTTGTTGAATTTCAACGGCTTCTACGTTAGGAGTCAGCGAAATAGCACTGATTTTACAGATGACATTTCCATTTTTGACCTTTTGCTGTTGACATTTTTCTGCACTCCTTTCTGAAGAGAAGGGGGGCACTTTGATGATTGTTGTAGAGTCCTGACGCGCCTGGCTTGGCTGCTAGTGATAGCCTACGAACACCTCGAGCAGTTGAGAAACCAACATGTGGACACGCCCTTCGCTGGACAACAAAGTCATTTCTGAACAGATCCATATAGCTGAAAAGATGCTTCAGGTTGCGCATGACGAGCTTAAAAATGAGCGGGTTCAGATGGATAGTGCGCTGGATGGGGAGATGCGAGCCGTGGCTTTTATCGAATTTCTTGAACGAACTGATGAGCGTCGAAGTGCCCTGTCCCCCTTCCACTCAGTCCGTGATAGCTACCTTTCGGCAGGTTTTGGCGGAGTCCAAGCAGATGAGCTTGATAGGTATAGGGAGTACCTCAACTATGTGATTTCCCATGCTCGAGCAAAAGAAGATGAAGTACGGCGATTAGAGGGGCTGGTAACGCTGCTAGAGAAAGACATCAGTCAATTGCAAGCTGTCGAAGGTTATGAATTCGGCGTGACCCTGCAATATTTTGGAGTCAAAAACATGTGGTGGGGGGAGACTGCCTTATGCACCCTAGACCATTATGGTTTCATACATCAGAGATTAAATACGCCCATCACAAGCGAGTAA